TCCTCCCCCTAGTTCTTATTTCAAAGCTTATCAACAAGTAATTCAGGACACCACAAATAAATCACCTAATCAAACCTTGTTATATGCAGCTAGACATGGTTATGAGAAATTGGTTGACCGAATGGTACAATTAGATGCAAACAATTATAATGAGGCAATGGCAAAAGCAGCTAAATATGGTCATCTAGCTATTGTTAAACGAATGTTACAAGAAGGTGCTACCAACTATGGTTGGACAATGGCAATGGCAGCTAGAGGTGGTCATCGGGATATTGTTGAACAAATAATAGAATTAAGTGTCAAATTAGGTGTCAAATTAGATGTCAATTATTATAATTATGCAATGGCTGTAGTTGCTCGAAGTGGTTATCAGGATATTGTTGAACTAATGTTAGATCGAGGGGCCAATGATTATAATCGGGCAATGAAATATGCAACTGAAGGCGGTCATCAGGATATCGTTGAACGGATGTTAGACCGAGGTGCTAACAATTATAATCGGGCAATGGTTGCTGCAGCTAGATATGGTTATCTAGATATTGTTAAAAGAATGTTAGACCGAGGTGCCAATAATTATAATGAGGCAATGGCAGAAGCAGCTAAATATGGTCATCGGGATATTGTTGAACGAATGTTACAAGCAGGTGCAAATAATTATAATGAGGCCATGGCATATGCAGCTGGAAATGGTCATCTGGATATTGTTGAACGAATGTTACAAGAAGGTGCCAACAATTATGATACAGCAATGGAACTAGCAAGTGAAGACCATAATTGGGATATTGTTGAACTTATACAGAGATGGCAAGAAACTCACTAATCTAAGACTAATAAGATATATGGAATTCAAAATATCTTAGACTAATAAGATATCTGGAATTCAAAAAAAATATATATATATAAGATTCTAAAAATGGAATCTTATATTTCTACTCTTCCGATTGAATTAATTTTCGATATTGTCTCTCGTTTAGATTACTCCGATATTATTCGTTTATGTCGAACTTCCTCTTCTCTCAATGATTTACTTTGTCGTTCAGATGATATCTGGGAAATTTTATATCATCGGGATATCTCTTCTCATCCTCCGAATAGTTCTCATTTCAAAGCTTATCAACAAGTAATTCAGGACACTACAAATAAATCAACTGATCAAAACTTGTTATATGCAGCTGAACATGGTTATGAGAAGTTGGTTGACCGAATGTTACAATTAGGTGCTAAAAATGATGTTGGGGCATTGGCAGTAGCAGCTGAAGGTGGTCATCGAGATATCGTTGAACGAATTTTACAATTAAATGATTATTATGATTGGGCAATGGTAGCGGCAGCTAGAGGTGGTCATCGGGATATTGTTGAACGAATGTTAGACCGAGGTGCCAATAATTATAATTATGCAATGGTTGGAGCAGCTAGATATGGTTATCTGGATATTGTTGAACGAATGTTAGAAGAAGGTGCAAATAATTATAATGAGGCAATGGCATATGCAGCTCGAAATGGTCATCTGGATATTGTTGAACGAATGTTACAAGAAGGTGCAAATAATTATAATGAGGTAATGGCATATGCAGCTGGAAATGGTCATCTGGATATTGTTGAACGAATGTTAGAAGCAGGTGCAAATAATTATAATGAGGCAATGGCATGGGCAGCTGAAGGTGGTCATCTGGATATTGTTGAACGAATGTTAGACCGAGGTGCCACTGATTATAATTGGGCAATGGCAGAAGCAGCTCGAGATGGTCATCTGGATATTGTTGAACGAATGTTAGAAGAAGGTGCAAATAATTATAATGAGGCCATGGCATATGCAGCTAAATATGGTCATCTAGCTATTGTTGAACGAATGTTAGACCGAGGTGCTAACAATTATAATGAGGCAATGACAAAAGCAGCTAAATATGGTCATCTGGATATTGTTAAACGAATGTTACAAGAAGGTGCCAATAATTATAATGAGGCAATGACAAAAGCAGCTAAATATGGTCATCTGGATATTGTTGAACGAATGTTAGACCGAGGTGCTAACAATTATAATGAGGCAATGACAAAAGCAGCTAGATATGGTCATCTAGCTATTGTTAAACGAATGTTAGAAGAAGGTGCTAATAATTATAATGAGGCCATGGCATATGCAGATTATGGTGGTTATCTGGATATTGTTGAACTTATACAGAGATGGAGAGATACTCATTAAATGTATAAATCGGGACATTATTAAAATGTCCTAATTTTCACGATTACTTATTCATTACAACATATCCTACCATGGCTACACATGATAAAAGACCAAAAGTAAGACCCACACTGATCCAACGTTGAGTAGATAAAAATTCCTCCAAACGCTTATACTTCTCCTTCAGTCTGGTGATATCACCCATGGCGTCTGTCTTTGTAGTTATGAAGTTTGCTAAATTCTGAAGAGCTAGTTCATCCTTAAATCCTTGAATGACACTACCATTGGAAGCCACCAGTTCATTGACAAGATTGACAGCTAGTTGTCGTGCTTGAATATTGAACTCTTGAATTTGTCTATCTCAAATGCGAGAGATCTGTTGAAGTTGCTCTGTCATAGCTTGATGAAAACTTTGAGTCTGTTGATGAAGTTCACTTTGAATTCCTGTTCTATACTCTTCCATTATTGTGTTAATACCACTTAGATGTCCTAGTTTCTCAAGGATTTCACCTTTAATCATAGTAGGAAGAAGTTCTTTCATCATTGTTGTTAAATTAGACCGAATTTTGTCAGGAAGATAATATTTGTTGTAATCACTGACGGACTTTCCCACACATTGATCCACAATCGATTTCCGATTACGGTCAACTAGATCTCGAAGCCGAGAATCTAAATCTGTCCTTGTAATCAATGAAATGATATAGTTATCATACTCTCGATAACGCATTTCATCTCGGACGATTTGACGTATTTGTTCGGATGTAAGATCTTGTTTGCATGCCATTTCTTACAAATTACTATCAACAAAAATTTATTATTATTATTATTTTATCATTTTTGTTATCGACTTATTATTGTTTTATCATTCAATCACAACATGTTAATGTTTTATCATTCAATCATAATATGATTTATTAAGATTAAATCATATTATGATTTAATAAATCCTAATATGGTTAACTAGATATTAGTTGGTTTATTTGGATCCTTCTTTCGGATCATACACAAATGAGACTTATCAAAATGATCACAAATCGAAAATGTCCATTGATCTAAATCGATGAAAATATGACTGCAGTGCAACTTTAAATCCTTATGGAATCTCCGTAAAAAATCTGAGTGATTAGGTTCACTCGTTGGGAAAAACCCATTGACTGAAACGGTTCCACATAGAAAAGTTTCATCGGGGGATCTCTTCAAATATACGTTGATCATATCAGCGAGAACATATGCCAAAGGATCCATAAAGACAGCCATAATTATATTCAACTAAAATTATTAATATTATTCTCAATTTTTATCTAATACTTCTGTAACTACTCCATTTGTCCTAGTATAGTTGTTAATATATAATGTATTAAACGTTATATATTTAATTTAAATAGGGACTTCTACCTTTATATTAAATATATAACGTATTAAACGGGACTTCTACCTTTAGATTCAACGTAACTGGCGTGAAAACGCATCATTTCGGGTAACTTCATTGTTGAGGTTTCCATAACAGAACTTAAACTTCTATCCATTTGTCTATATTGTGATACTGTATTCAAAAATTCTTGACCTTCTTGTGTAGGTATCCATTGTGGATGATTAACTTTAAAGTTAATTACCGATTTCTCCAATTTCCTAGTTTCTTCATTGTAATGCGATTCAATCGGTGATACACCAAATTCATTAAAGTTGGCCAATGAACACACATGACCTATCTCAGGAAGTACAGTTGTGTATTTACGGAAGAACAAAAGTAATTCCTCTGTTTTCGAAGGGAGTGAATATAATAGAATATAAGGTGCTATAAGAATACTCAAAACTTCTAGTGTATATATCCATACACTGAAGGTGAACATATTTTGAATATCTTCTTTTGCCGTGTTCTCATCAAATGAATAATGTGTGTGTTCACATATTTTTCTCAAATACTTTCCAGATTTTGGTATAATAATTTCAGGTGGTATTAGAGCACGAGTAACAGCAACAATACCACCACAAATACCCAAATATACGATAAGATCTTTACCCCATAGGCTTGCGTTCAACAGAAGATCTTGATTCAGCAAACCTAAAACAAGAAGGAGAACGGCCATGGTCCCAGCCATAAATAAAATCCATCTTGCCAAAATACCTATAATATAAGAAGGGAATTGGGCCAGATACTTACGAGTAGGGTCTATACTTAAATACATACGTTGGCTAAACAAATGAGAAAGTTCATTAAATTCTCGGAATTTCCACAAAGCTGTTCGAGTCCATTGTCGAGTACCTAATTCACTAGGTTGACTACGGATTTCTTCTACATATCGACAAATTAAATAAATAACAACAAAGACAAACAAGAATGGGGATAAAAATATATTTAAGATGCTGAATATATAAATGCGTTTCTTTAAATTTTCAGCATATTGTCGTACATCTTTTGCTATAAGAATGGACCTCCTAACCCCATTTTCATCAAAAATAAAATCCCACATCGTATACTCTAAATACCATTCAATAATTCGAGTATATATACCTCGTCGAACACATGGAATCCTTAAATCTAATAAATTCATATTAAAGAGAGCAATAATATAGTTCTCTTTTCTCATAATTCGTAATGCAATGTCTAATGGAGATTTATAATCAGGTTTTGCTCGAATAAGTTTGTCCACAATTTGATGCCATTCCAAAGTACAAAGATCATCATCTTGTATATGAAGAATATCTCGATAGAATTCATGAATGACACTCTTATTTCGATATTCCATTATAGCAACAAAGATCTCTCGAAGTCCAAAGAATGAAAATAAGATCAGAGTTATCCACAGTAAAGGATGAATCCTATGAATAGAAAAAACAAAAGATTGACTTAAAACCCTAGTTTGTATTAAACTTGCATAATCAAAAAATCCAAAGACAAACAGTAAACTCGTCATCATAAATATAATAATAAAAGCATTGACTAAACGATTCATTACACAACATAAAAGTCCTTTTTGAACATAATAATCGTAAATCTGTCGAAGAAAATGATCATCCGAAAATGTAGGATCTTTTGAATATCGAATATCATCTGGTGGATCCGCAAATCTATCATATGTAGTATCTAACGTTCCATAATCATGACGAACTTCTATTAACTCATGAAGTTCCATTTTGTAACGATGTTACAATATGATCAAATCAATCAATTTTCTATTTGTTTTCATTAACCATATATATCAATTTTTGGATATAACCAACAGTATCATCAATTTCTTTCGAAAATGTAATAATAGCAATTCCAAAAATATCTCTTTTCGCAATAGAACTGACCAGAGAGTTTTTTACTCTCCCAGACTCCAATCCTGGTTTAGGTGTATGTTTAAAATATATAGTTATTCCCTCTGATTTTATATGTGGACATTGAGTATATGGAATAGCACCACGATCTCGTTGAAGGATATGATCAATATCAGATTCTAAAATTTTTAGAGGAATGATAGTTGAATTGGGTGTAATTAAAGCACCTACAAAGTAAGTCATGTCTTTTATTTAGACCATATTTATTTAATTTGTGGAATCTTTCTTTTGGAGAACGTTCATCATCATTGAATTACAACAAATTTGTCCAATTTATTATCATAAAATTAGATCATTTTGCCCAATTTTATGATTTAATTTGAAGATCGCTTGGATTTGTGATCCTTACCATCTAAATCCATTCGGATTAATATTAAAAAGGATCTAAATAATGTTTTCAAGATTATATAGATTAATTCTTGTGGTGTAAATGTCCCAAACGGTTCAGGTAGATTTCTATTATCGATTAGAATTAATGCACAAATGACAATAATAGTTGTAATTGGATCTAATATACTTCCTAAAATCATTCCGCCAATAAAACAAAATGCTTTCCCATATGACTTAGATTCATTCCCACTTTCTTTCATATCTTTATTTTTTGGAATGTCCTGATGTTTTGGAATGTCCTGATGTTTTGGAATGTCCTGATGTTTTGGAATGTCCTGAATTTCTTGAATTTCTTGAATTTTGGGATTGGATTCTACATTTTGCATATTTGAAAGAGGAATTAAATGAGTTCCATTAAAATATGATAAATTCTGTGTTGGCATATAAGTATAATCATTTTCTACAGAAACAGCGTTTGGAGGAATTATAACACGAAGAACTCTTGATCCCATCTTTTAATTACATAGAAAAGAGTTAAATATAAATCATTTGTTTAACATTAAAAATAATAAACTTTATCGAGACTACATTTAGATATAAAATGTCTCAAATTATTTATCGATCGCAACTCCAAAATTTTGGTTACATTCCGATTCATCAATGACCCAATGAAATAAATACATTGATTCCATAAAATAATACATTCTCTTCATTATAAATAATCTGGGATTGAACTTTGGACAATCCCATATTTTTATCGTGAATTTGAGTATCCTGACTGTTTAAAGGGGCAAACTCCTATTATTAACCATCTAACAGACTGAAATAAATTTAAATATGTAGTTTCGAAACGATATCAGTTGTATCAACACATAATTGCTAAAAATAAAAGGAATCGACAACTTTATAAACGTTCAGTAATGTACAAAAAATCTTCTATTACAGGTACATGCAGGATCATTAGAATACATTAATTTGTAGAAATCTGCTACTAATAACGTCTGTAAAGTTTAATGATATATATATATATATACAGATGAATTTAATTGTATGTTAACGTCATTAGAGGTCCTTAAATATTATCCTTTATTTAAAGTTCTTTTATCTAGCTCAGAGAGAAATGAAAAATATAATGGTAAATTATGGAACTGGTATCAAAAGATATAGATTTGTTCTTATTATTATAGGAATAACAATAAGAATATATACTTGTTATATTTAAGATTATATTGTTAATATAGAAATCTTTATGTTTATTTGTATAACGATTATACAAATAAACATAAAGATCCTTCTAATTTTTGTAAAGATGTCTACATCGGATAAAGTATCTCAAAATATACATGACAAGGGAAACTTTAGCTCTCAACCTCATGGATCTTCAATGTCAGATCAGTCCATCTGGATGTCTCAAAGAGGGACAAGTCAAGGATGTCTAGATATTTTTGTAAGTAAAATTACAATACCTACCAATTGTACACTTGAGATTCTAGCAGGTCAATTACAAGCATTTACAGAAACCTATCTGTACGTAGTCGATGATTTAACTTTACATATGTATCGATCTTTAGATGAAGTTCCTCCAGGTAATCGACGATTAGAACCCGCAACATTTCCTGGGTCTGGGCCAGGGTTTTATATTCGAGATTTAAATACCCAACAATTGATATGTTGTTTCAAGGAAGATCTGTGTAAACGATTTTTAGGATTTCATGATGATGTTGGGAAAAAAGAAAAACCCTGGCAAATACGTATTATTAGAGATTCTCCACATCAAGAACCTCAACCAGAAAAAGCTAATTCGGCTCCTACAGATTCATCTTTAAAGAATAGACAGATGAACGTGTCAAAAGTTGTTGCTCCAGGTTCCCATAAAGATCGTCGAACTGAAAAAGATAACCAAAAGGGTAAATGTATCGATATGTCTCAGCCTATTGTAATAGCTCCTCCTGTTAAAACTACACGATATATTTAATTTTATGTTTCATTGTAATAGAATAGTACTGTATATATTAACAGGATCATCAACAAATGTCTTAATATAGAAAAAGTGATTTCTTCTATTTTACGTTCTATTAGTAAAGATAAATTTTATTCATGTCGTCAATATGCCAGGAAAAATCAACAGAAATTGTAGTGCATGCTTATGATTGGGTAACAGATGATAAAGTAGAAGAAGATCATGTTGCTATTCATGCTTGGTGTTTAGATCGAAATTCAGAACCGTATTTACTCAGATTTACAGATTTCCCAGCTTTTTGTCATGTTGAACTTCCTATCTTTATTAATGGACGACCAATTCGATGGACTAATCAGTTAGCTGATCGATTTACTGAATGGCTCTCCGGAGTACTCAAAGATGATGCTCCAGAGAAAAGTTTGTTTAAGATGGCACGAAAAATTTACTATTATCGAGGAAATCGGAAATTCCCTATGGTTTTATTAACATTTAAAACTTTAAGGGCAATGCAACATTGTGAGGCTGTTCTGTCAAAGCCTCATCGGATCGAAGAATTTAATGGAATAGTGGCCTGTCGAGTTTGGGAAACATCTATCGGTATTGTAAGAAAACTTTTAACACTACGGAAATGTCGATATTCTCAGTGGTTTAAGATTAATGGTTGGAAAGTCCCTGATGATGACAAGATCTCTACACTTGAAAATGAATATATTGTCAATTGGCGAACTCTAGATCCGATCTCAAATGATCAAACAAAAGGGTGGACAACACATCCACGAATGCTAGCCTTCGATATTGAGTGTTATTCCGATAATCATAAAGCTATGCCAAGTAAAAATGCTGCTTTACATGTTGCATATATGATTTCTTTAATTTATCAACGTGTTGGAGATCCTAAAACGAGAAAACGATATGCAATTATATTAGGAGATTGTGATGATATTACATTACCTGAAACTCGACCATCATCAAAACCTGGTGATCCAGATGAAAAAGTTCCTGGAGATTTGAATGTTGAAGTTATACGTGTGAATACAGAGATTGAACTAATTGATCAAATGTCTCAATTAGTTAAAGAGCTAGATCCGGAAATTCTAACCGGTTACAATATCTTAGGCTTTGATTATCCTTATTTAGATGCTCGTTTAAGGAGACGTCTTCATGAATGGAAGCCTATGGGCCGTTTGTTAGGGAAACTGCCTATAATGACAACTAAAACCTGGAAATCAGATGCGTATGGATATAATGAAATTAATATTATGAATATCGATGGTCGTATATCGATAGATCTTCTTCCTCTCATTAAACGAGATTATAAGTTAGATAAATATAATCTAGATTTCGTAGCTCCTTATTTCCTGGGTGAAGGACGATGTAAACATGATATTAAAGCTCCTGAAATGTTCAGGATTTTCGAGAATATGAAACAAACGTATGATGAGTATAAGAAAGTAGCTGAAAAATATAATTTACCACTAACGTTTAGTCAACTTTTTAAACAACCAAATTCCCTTAAAACAGAATTTGAAAGAGTTCTTCGTTTTGCTAAAAATCCATTACCTCCAGAAGAACTTAAGATTATAGTTGAGTTCCTTAAAACATGGCAAAGTGTTCCTGTAGATCCTGACGAAAATGATGTGAATGCACTATTCAAATATAGACAATCTATGGAAAATATGACACGAGTCATGAAATATTGTATTCAGGATTCAGAACTCGTTGTTGACCTATTTGAAAAGTTAAATGTTTGGATTGGTCTTGTCGAATTATCTAATATTGTCGGTGTTACTGTAATGGAACTGTTTACCAGAGGTCAGCAAATTCGTTGCTTATCTCAAATTTATGATCTAGCTGCACAGAGAGAATATGTCTTAGATAAACGTGATATTATCCCTGTTAAGTTCTCTGGTGGATTTGTGTATGAACCTATACCTGGGCTATATGATAATATTATATGTTTGGATTTCGCTTCACTATATCCTTCTATTATACGTGCATATAATATCTGTTTTACAACTCTAGTACCTCCAGAGCTAGAAGACGAGATTCCAAACTCCCAATGTAATGTTATTGAATTTGATCAGGAAGAAACCGGCGATATTAATGAAGACAATAAAGAATCGGATGATGATGATCATGATCATGAAGAAGAAGAAGAAGAAAAAAATGAGACTAAACCGAAAACTAAGGTTGTTCATCGTCGATATAAATTTGTCAAAAATGAGGTTCAACCAGGATTGTTGCCAGAACTTGTTAAGAAACTAGTAGAGGAAAGAAAAGCTGTTCGTAATCTTCTTGATGGTGTTAGAGATAAGAATACAGGTGAATGGATTATACCAAAAGAAAAAGATCCCATTATTCGGACAATTTTAGATAAACGTCAACTAGCCTTAAAAGTAACAGCTAATTCCTTCTTTGGTTTCTTAGGTGTTCAAAATGGTGGTAAGATGCCACTAATTGAAGGTGCTATGGCGATAACTGCTAAGGGTCGTGAACTTATTAATACAGTCAATCAACATTTAAGGGAGAAACATGCTGGTACTATCGTGTATGGAGACTCGGTAACTGAAGATACACCATTACTAATAAGATATAATGGGTTGATCTATTATCGACGAATTTGTGATCTAGTTACATTTACGGATCAAGATCAACGTCCAGATGGAAAGGAAGAACGTAATATCATAGGATATGAAGTTTGGTCAGATCAAGGCTGGACCCCAATTAAACGTGTAATTCGTCATCGAACAACCAAACAGATTTATCGTATTCTAACCCATACAGGATGTGTAGATGTCACTGAAGATCACTCTATGTTGAGACCGAATGGAACTGAAGTAAGTCCAACAGATCTTTCAGTAGGAGATAAATTATTACATAGTAAATTACCTCTGTTAGAGAATCCAGTACATGAACATATTACTATAGAATCTGAAGATTCATTAACAGTGGAAGAGGAAATTGCTTGGGTGTTTGGGGTTTTCTATGCAAAGGGTAATTGTGATTTATATAAATGTTCAAATGAGGACAAATCGAGTTGGACGATTTGTAATCAAGACATTAAAATCCTGGAACGAGCTAAACGGATCCTAGAGAAAATGCATCCATATTATGAATTTAAGATTGAAAATTACACGATATGTACTAATTGGTGTAAACTTCAAGCATATGGACAACATATTGTGGACTTATGTGTTTATTATCGAAATATGTTCTATACTGGTGTTTCAGATTTAGATCCTTCTAATAATTACAAGATAGTTCCAGATAATATTCTTAATGCTCCAATCAATATAAAACGTGCTTTTCTTACTGGTTATTATGCTGGAGATAGGCATCACGATCTTACAAAATGGAACAATAAAGGTAAGATTGGAACAGCAGGGTTATATTATGTAGGTAAATCTATTGGTTATAAGATGAGTCTAAATAGCAGAATCCATAAATTAGATGTTTTTACATGCACAGCTACATTTTCTAACCAACGAAAAGATCCTACTAAAATTAAGAAGATTATTCCATTGGGATCGAGTGATAGATATGTATATGATTTAGAGACCGAAAATCATCACTTCTCAGCTGGAATTGGAGAATTAGTAGTTCATAATACTGACTCCTGCATGGTGGATTTACATATTAAAGATTCTAAACTATGTAATGAATGGGGTGAACGGTTATCTCTAGAGATCAGTGGAAATCCGGAGAAAGGAATTCCAGGATTGTTCCCTCCACCTTTAAGAATGGAGTTTGAGAAGGCTATGAAACTACTCTGTATCAAGAAGAAGAAATATGCAGCTGCTCTCATTGATAAAGACGGTAATCATAAACTAGCAGAAAAAGATATCTTAAAGAAGGGTATTGTATTGGCTAGACGAGACAATTGTAAGTGGCTGAGGAAAGTTTATATGAAAGTTCTTCTGAATATTCTTACATCGAAACCTATTGATGAAACTTTTGATATTATTGTGGACTCAGTGATAGATTTCTTAGACGGGAAAGTTTCTTACAAAGATCTTATTATTATTAAAGAACTAGGTGCTAATTATAAGAGTCCTACTTTCTCAATGAAAGTATTTGCAGATCAACTTCGAAAATTGGGTAAACAGGCCAATCCAGGTGATCGACTTGAATATGTTATTGTGGATACGGGTAATCCTGATGATAAATTAGGTATGAAAATGAGATTACCCGAAATGTATCTAGAATCTCAACAATCGGATAAACCTGAACACATTGATAGTTTATACTATCTAGAACATGTTCTGATGAATCCGATTGATCAGCTTTTCCAGACTGGATATAAGAAAGAGCTTCAAGCGATGGAAAATCTTATTTACAAACCTAAGGGTAAAGGTAAATGGAGTAAAACCGATATACATATCTGTAAACCTGTTCAAATGATGATTCGAATGATTATGGATAAACAAGACATCCAAATAGCTAAACGTATGCTTAGAAATCCAGATTTATATTCTCAACCCCATCTGAAATTGAAGTTTTCTCTGTATCATCAAATTCCAACTCAGACATCACAACAAAATCATTCCCAAACATCACAACAAAATCAGTTCCAGACATCACAACAAAATCAGTCCCAGACATCACAACAAAATCATTCCCAAACATCACAACAAAATCAATCTCAGACATCACAACAAAATCAGTTCCAGACATCACAACAAAATCAGTTCCAGACATCACAACAAAATCAGTTCCAAACATCACAACAAAATCAGTTACAAACATCACAACAAAATCAGTCACAGACATCACAACAGACATTACCATTAACTCAGAGACTAACAATACCACAAAGTTATCAGACAATTAAACTCAAAATTCTAAGAGACACAATAATCAAATTAGAATAAGCCAGATAAAATCTATTTGATCTTATCTGAATAGTTAATCTTCTGAATGTAAACAATAAATATCCACTATACATCCAATACCTATAACAACTATTATTCCGACAGCAACACATACAGCAATAACTATATTGATCATTTGAATTAGGATAATCTGGTTTTAGACCATTATATATATTATAATATTTAGAGAAGAGGTAACATAGCAGAATATCGACCTTCAATTTCAAGTTCTTCTGATACTTTACGAGATCGATAATCAAGAAGTTGTAGATAATTTTCAGCTCCTATAGCTGCGTTCTCGAGAATAACTGGTGTTGCTGCTGTAGAAATTCCATAGACTATATAAGGTGGAGGAGTTCCTTCATAGAAGGGTGCTTGTGGACCAAGATTAATTTTGTCACGGGCCCATGTATCAGCGACTGAAATTGCACGAAGTTTATCTCCCCCATTTACATTCTGAATTAAATATATTTTACCTTCGGTAGCTGGAGGTATAGGTGGTGCAATATACAGATATGGTTCTTCTTCTAGACCTAGAGAAATATCTAATCGATCTTTAATAACAATACTTTGATAACCTGGACGAGAGATCGATTTAAGATATAGACGAAGATCACGTTCATTTACAAAAATAGAGACATTAGGTTGTTGTACAAAATCGGTTTCATCTTCAAACAAACCATCGATTTGAGTAGGAAGAGTCCATGTATCTTCTGTGTCACTGATCGGAAGAGGTTTACTGATTTTGTAGAATTCTTCAAGTTTTCCAAGAATTTTAACTGCAAATCCTTCACTATACATAATGAATTTACCTTCATACACAAATGTAGGCACATGAGTTTCTAGATATCGCATTCCTTCTTCCACTGAATTTACAGTAGGAAGTTTTCGTTGTAATTTTGAAAAGTCATAGTATGTTGAACTATCCGATGTTTCTGGACCTACAGCAAAATAGTTTTGAACAAACATCAATGGTTCCATAGCATTTGTAAGTTGAGCTACAATGAAGATCCAACGAATTAATTGTAAAATAATATTAAGGGTCTTTCGAAGTCTTTTTATACGATCAACTACATTAATTCCTGTTGACTCGATTGGATTAGATGGACCTTCTGGTTTATCTGAGTATTGAGTTGTTGGTTCAACCGGGATAAATACACCAGTCGGTATATCAAGAAGAGGATACCAAAATCCATTTACGTTGTTTTCACTTCGAGTAACAGCAATAGGTTCTCCAAAATAATCAATAACTCGTTCAACTGGAGCTGGATAAAGTTCGGTGAAAACAGGAAGATTTTCAGGTTGAGATGATGGAATTGTCAGAGTAATTGGAGCACCATCTTCAGCTGTATTATCGGTATAGATTAAGAGAGCTCTCATTTTACCATAATTATCAATAAGTTGACCATTTGGGTTAAACTGATTCATATTAATTTGTGAGAAGAAATTCTTTCGAGCTACTACTATTGATGTTGGTTCTTCTGATGTAGTTTCTGGTGAGGCGGGCGGGATTTCGTCAATTGTCCATGAAATAGTTGTGTGAATTTCCATAATAGCGGTATGTACAAGTTCTGTCATCTCAACTCCAAAACTTTTAATGGATGTATTATTGTCTTCATCATAATCTATAATAAGTTCACATTGAGGATATCCTAGAATGTCCAATCCTGTACCATAATGTTTAAAGATCAAAACAGTTTGACGATCTGGACGATAAGGACGTACATGGAAAAGTTTAAATCGAGGTAGATCAATTCTACCTAATGATCCTGTGGGATCTTCAACCGGTGCGAAGACATATAAATTAATATCAAATGTTTCTTCAAGAGCACGATAATATAAATTAGGATCAAAGAAAATAAGAGTATCTGAAAGTTGTAGATAGATCTCTTCATCCGTATAGTCATATAATTCTTGTTTAAGAAGAGATGGATTGATAGTTGCTAGAATATGTTGACGAACTTCCATAACATAATCTTCTCTTTGGTCTAGCGGTCTACTCAAATAATCTGGATTATCTAAAGCTACACATACACAATGAATGAGAGAATTTAAACTTCTAGGAACACCATAACGAACAATTTTCACAACCTCCTCCGAGTATCTTCGAAGAAGATTACTAATAGACTCGGGAATCATTCCGATTTTACCTGGATCTAAAACCCTATCACCTTTTATTTTATGAATGAGTCTTGATGTTTGGACAATATCCTTCTTTTTTCCACGATAATACACATTATAGTTTGAATTAGAATTAGGATCCATTTGATTTCGAGAAAAACAACACGGAATATATGGATACACACCTGCATTAGGAAGATCTTTATTTTTCTTTACACCTGGATATGGATTGCTATCACTGAGACAAGCAAAATAAAATCGTGGATTGTCTGGTGGGAATGCCATTACTTGACGTTCTAGTACCGTTGTTCCTCGAAGGAAAGTATGATCTTTCCAAACATAATTCCCATTTCCTAAATCGATAACTTCATCTGGTGGAACAGGAGTTACTTGAAGTGGACGTTGACATTTTCTTGCAAAACCATTAACAAAAAGATCTGGAGCTAAATCTTTAAGTTGATTGATCTTGGTATCTCCACGCTTTCGATTTGGATTCATTCGACTCGGTATAACTACATTTTCATACCCTGGAATGCCTGCACTTGGAGACGCCGGAAGTTCACTACTAGCTATAGATCTAGGTGTTGACATTTCAGAAAGAACTTCAGGCGAAACCCCTGAACCTGTTGATCTAGGGGTAGGTGGTGGTGATCCAGTATTAGAAAGACTATTTGCATTTGCAGGAATCTGTTTAACTTTAATTTGTGGTTCCAATGTTGCAATATCGTGAATAAAAAAACGATATAATTGATCGACTTCGGCTCTCTTTTCTCTATAATAATCCATGAGGCGTCGGAAGATTTCTACAAATTGTCTAGCAACCTCTCTCGAATCAGCCTTTGTAAGTCTAACTTGAAGATATGGTGTTCCAGCAGCTAATGTAATTTGGACAGGACCTTGAGGTGTTTCTTGAATATAAATAACTCCTGATTGGGTGTAGTATTGTTTAAGTTTTGCACTTACAGAAGCAGAATTCGAAATATACCCTTCTCCAGTTACAGTTTCACCCTCTTCTGGAGATCCAAACAATGATTTATAATGAATATAAAGGCGTTTCTTTTGAGCGTATGAAAAGATAGATTCCTCAACATATAAATATGTATTCATCAATGGATCATTCAGAATTAAATCTAACAGAGAAACCTCCGAAATCTCAAAATTGTAAATATAGAAAGTTCCTCTGACTTTGATTTCTGTTGATGAACCAAGTGTTAAATTTGGAAGTGCTTCTGCAACACGAGAAATAACTATACTTTCATTTCGAGTTTCTGTAATCGGACTGGAAACTGTTAAATAATTAGTTTTCAAATTATAGTTACATCGCATAAACGAATCCTTCGGCGCTTTCCGAATGTCACCATCCTCCGCCCAAATTATCATATAAATATGATCAGGATCCCCAGTTTTTGCTCCAAGTGGAATAATATCTTCGTAATTCGGTGCCGGTGAAGAAGCACTACCTCTGTAAATTTTGTAATACTTCTGACCTCCTTCAGCTGTCCGTTCACTGTTATATTGAATATACGGAACATATAAATTAGCTTGAGAGGCATTAAAGATATCAATTCCATCATCTGGAGATACTACATTACCATTTAATCGAGGACTCATACCAACCATTACATTCTCAAATATAAGAGGAGAAACGGGAAGAGGAGTCCGACTTTGTAGAATCTGTTGAATCTCCTCAATTCTTAAAAGAATTTGATGATCCTGCTCTAACTGAGTTCCAAATTGCGTTGTCCAAACACCATATTGATACTCCAAATCACTAGCATCCCGAAATCCAAGATTCATTTGAGGAACATCTATTCCATGACGAATTTCTTTCTCATGACTTATCTGTTTCCGTTGATTAAGCACATTAAAAAATGCCTGAACTTCGACAAAAATTTCTTCTAGTGTTTGTCTTGTTCTAGCAACACTATCATACAACATTACGATATCATTAACAGGAACAGATGGTGAAAGAGATGACACAGTTTCATAGATATTTTGAAGAAGTTCACCAGGATTTCTAACTGTTCCAGGTTCAATAGGTTCTTCAATAATGGCTTCAATAAGATCTATAATTGGAATGAAAGCTAATCCTTTAATAATAGGGACTACATTAACATCTGTCTCTGTTGCTGGACGGACAATTATATATTTTGTTGGTTGACGATAAAAATCTCCAACCTTATATAAGAGTGAAATCTCATTATCAAATGGAGTTACTGAAATCTGAATAGGTTCAGTCATAATTTTATGAAGATCATAAAATAGAAATATAAAATTGCGACCAAAAAAATATTATTTATAGAATCCGTATTTATAAGAATAGCCCTGTCTAACAGGACTATTCTACATATTAGACATCCAAGAAATCATTATTTTATCTGCTGTAAAACCCATTTAAGTATCTTCAGAATCTACTAATGGTGCTGATTGTGTAAGTAAGGATCTAATAGCAGTTTTTAGATCCGCTTTTGTATGTACAGCTGTCCGAACCATTTTAGGTTGTAATTTTGCATCTATCTTCTTTTTCTTTGCAGATTCTTGATTGTTAGTTTCTGTCATCAAGTCTAATATTCCCCATTGATTACTATTCCTACCATTTTTAGATCTCCCATGGACAGTATTTTCTTCAATACAATCAGGAAAATTATGGATCGGTTCTGGTAGTGCAATTTTTAGTTCTCCAATACGAGGTAATGCTGACATCTCAATTATGAAAACATAAAAAAACTCTCAAATTTGTAATCATTTTTACATTTTAATATTGACATTCTCTTGTTGTATCTTCTATTTATATTCTTCTCTGTTCTTATATTCTTATATTCTTATATTCTTATATTCTTATATTCTTATATTCTTATATTCTTTGATGTGTTAACGTATGTTAACGTGAACGTTATGTATATTCTTATTAAAACATCATTGTTTTATGTAGATTATGTATTCATAATTGCATAACAAAAAACTGGAAGCTAATATATTCAAAAATACACAGAAAACGTAAAAAATAATCTTTCTCGTTTTAAAAAAGGAAAAGAAATGTCATCTTCAAGAAGATCCGATTTTAACCCGATGAAGTTTATGGTTCCTAAAAGAGATCGATCCCCACGTGGAGGATTCTCCCATTCAAATGCCCAATCTGGGAGAAATAAAACAGGATCAAATCAAGTAACCAACCATTTAGATGGCAATCCTAATCGTCAAGTCCGTTTTATTCCTGATAGTGGCAATATTGTCGTTTCTAAAGGTTCTGGAGATGCAGAGACAATTAATATTAACTTAGAGGATATTCGAAATAGACTCCAACGGCTTCGTCTAATCTCCAATGATCTTATTAAGAATTTATCAGGAGGTAATCAAGACGATTTCCGTGCTCTGGTCAGATATACTCAACTCCTGTATGATACACCTGCTTATAAAATTTTATATGATCAAGTTAAACAGTATTTTGGAGATCTAAATACTATTCAACCTGGAACTGTTGGTGCATACTTTGCAGGTTGTCTTGTTAAAACATCTTTTGCAGAAATGCCTGGATGTTCCGTTATCTGTGCAGGTTCAATGCCACCCCCTCCACAATCCACTGAGGATGTCGGAATTTCTCCTTTAGGTTCTCAAGGACAAGGTCCAGATATTTTAGGTAATTTTTGTCAGTATAGTGTAATATGGGGTATCTACGATGGAAATAATTATCAATTTACAACTCTCCATGAAGCACCTAATAAAGACGATGTTATTGTTTTCGTTGACACTTCAGGAGCTGGTAATACATTCCCTGGCTTCACTGACGACGAGAAAGTTCTTCTTTCCAAATTTGGAGCTAAACGAGTCAATCTCATTCGTTACTCTAAGGATTCCCAAAATTATACCGAAATTCTTGGTGGTTTTGTCCCTCTAGATAAAGTACCAGCCAGAGTATCTGTCCTTTCCAATTATCAAGCCACATCAAAATCTCGTAATCTTCTAATTATTCTTTTGATTTTACTTGTTATTGTAGCCATCTTCATTGGTTGGAGAATTATGAATAAATCATAAACCATATTATTAATAATCTAAATCATACCCTGATGTTAAGTAACGATAAAATTTCTTAAGTCCTGTGTTTTTATAAACATCACATCTATTATTAGAGACTAGTTCAGATGGATGAGTGATTTTTTTTGTAAAATCATCAAAGCATTGATCCAGTTCTTCTAACACATGAAGTTCCATCTATCTGATATTTCTATAATAAGAAGAACTAAATTTAACATTAATCACAGATCTGTATTTACAAATCTATGATACATTTTATACTGTGATAAGATATTGCTTTTTCTCTTCATTGAAAGTAAATGTTAACTTCTTCATGACAAGCATACGAACATGAACAATAAATCTACTGCCGGTAGAACTATCAAGAGTTGGAGGTTCTAATTCTTCAATAGAAGCTTGTTTCTCCTCAGTATCTCGAACAGGTCTTAGGAATGGATCTGTACTTCCTAAGTTAACAACTAATTTGGCTTTAAGACCATCCATAACAATTCCAATTTCAGAATCTAGAGATCGAGAATCCATGGAGAATGAATATCCGTTGTATCCTTGTTCTTCTGGTGCACTTAACATATGATACCACGGTTCCATTTTATCGAAATGATCACTGTCCATATTTTCAAGACGAGAAGATCCACTATACAAAAGACTAATCTTCTGAATTGGATTGTAACCTTGATACAGATTTTCTGAATTGGTAGTGTAATTGGAAAAGTTTCTATTCTTTCTAGCTTTTATATTTTCAGCTACCCAGAAGATTGCTTTACATGGGGTCTTGCAATCTAACTCAATAGGAACATTATCACCATATCTACCTTCATTAATAGACTCTGCAGCCACAATATCTTCAATATAATAAGTAGCTTCACTCTTGCATCTATTCCATTCTCTTTCTTCATCTGTTAGATACGCATAACGACCCCATAGCTCTGGTGTCTTTAGAGTTCCAGTTGAACCTGCACCCTCAATATATTTCAAATTACAAGGAATCTCTACCCATTCATCTTCAGGTGTCTTACGAACACGCATGCGAAGAAGTTCTGTTATTTTAGTTCGCATACGATAATGATGAGTAACCGTGGATAATGTGCAATAGAACAAAGGAACCGCTAAAGACGTATCTCGAACATAATACCAGGGTTGAGGTGCATTTGTAGTATATTCAGGTAAGAATTCGTTCCATGTTTCTAAAGCTGTAATATTTCCAACACAAACATTATAATGATTACGGAACCCCGGTTTCATATAGAATTGAGAATAAATATCATACCATACGGGATCTATAGTTTGTGGTGTGTCGTCATCAATCTTAAATTGTGCTTGAATAACAATATTAGTTCCCAAATTATGAGGCCAACAAATTTCACACTTTCCACGAAGTTCTTTCTTGACCCTAAGAGCAGGGAACGATTGTCTCATATATGTATATAACAAATAGTCGAATGTGCTATTGACCGTATAGATAAGTTCATTTTCATTAGGACTACATTTAAGCTTAGCAGGTAAATGAGTATACCAGGTAGTCTTCCGAAATTCTCGATAGAAATTAGTAGTAATATATTCATTTTCATCTTTCGGATCATGAAGTTCCCTCTGGAAAGCTGTTATAGTTTCGAGGTCTAGTTTAGCAATTCCCGCAGACATCTTTTGTATACAAAAAACTCCATTTAAGATCTTTGTTTTCTTTTGTAATCCTCATATTATATAGATTTAATCATAAGAATATAATTGATATTCCATTACCAATTAGGGATCTGTGAGTTTCATTCTATAAAATTTACAAAATTAAACATATTATGAGTTTTATATTTAATGAACAATCTTAAGAGAGACACTCAATTGTTTTAAAGACTTCAGATTTCTTCAACAATCTGTGCATTTACAAATGTATGATCCAGTGATTTAATCACTATTTAATAAATATCCAAACGTAATATTAATTATATCGTGAAATGTTAGTTAGAACTATCACCAGTATATTTATTGAAATTTCTTGATATTGTGAATATAATTAGTGATTGAATTGAAATTTCTTGATATTGTAAATGTAATTAGTGATTGAATTGAAATTTCTTGATATTGTGAATATAATTAGTGATTGAATTGAAATTTCTTAAAATTGTGAATGTAATTGGTGATTGAATTGAAATTTCTTA